GTCGTTGTCACGATCGGTGTAGGTGCTACATAGACTTCAAGTAAGGGTAAAATAACACCAGCCTATATGGCACGTTAAACCCTCTAAGAAGGGCATTAAACTCCCAATTTATATACAGGAGACAATACAAAATGGCTACTCCCGTTTACGGAAAGCAATTCATTCGCTTCGCCGAAACCGCTCTGGTTCCTGATGCATCCGCCATCGCCCAGTTCAGCCTCGTTACTATCGACGCCGCAGTTCCTTCCGAGCCTCCAACCATCGCTTTGATGGCTGCTGCTGGTGAAGCATTCGGTGTTCTTCAGCAAGAGTTCAACTTAGCAACCTCTGGTTATGCTACTGACCTCCTGCGTCTTGGCACTGTTGCTACTTCCGGTCTTTTGCTGGTTGCTGCTGACAATGCTAACCTTCAAGTTCAGGGCAACGCTCTGCTTGTCGACGCAAACGGCATGTCCAGCTCTGCTGGTGGTGCTGTGACTGTGGACGGAACCACACCTATCGTTCGCCAACAAGTGGTGATCGGTGGCGTGGCAATGGTCCTCGTTAGCTTCAACTAATTTTACTGCATGACTAGCTTGGCATCATTCGTGTAAGTCCAAGTCAGTCATCTTCTGCAGAAGGAGACATTAAAGAAAATGATGAATCTTAAGGACACTTACGCAAGTGTCGATCCAATCCTAACTACGTTGGCTCAGGGCTTTATGCTGCCCGAGACAAATATTGCCAACTTTATCGCTCCCGTGGTGGACACCCCCACCCGTGCCGGACGCACACTACGCTTCGGTAAGGAAGCATTCGCCATCACCGACTACCGTCGTGCTTATGGTTCTAACATCCCTGCCGTTCAGAGCCGTTTCGACTCCGACCCATATGCTCTCGAGCAAGAAGTGGTCGCTTGGGAACTTCCCGAGGAAGTGATTGAAAACGCTGGCGAAGGTCCTGCTCAAGTAGACCTCCGCGCCATCGAGACTCGCAATGCGATGTCCCGTTTGATGAATGCGTATGAAGTAACCGTGGCTGGCGCTGTCAGCACCGTTGCTAACTACGAAGCCTATGTTGTGGGCTCCGGTCAAGTCGGCTTGGCATACTCCACCTGGACACTTTTCAACGCTGATGCGTTGGCTGAAGGCGTTCCTACAGGTCCTGCAAACTGGCAGGGTGCTACTGCTAACCCCATCACTGACGTTCTGACATGGAAGCGCACAGTCGCTAACCAGATCGGTATCCGTCCTAACTCGATGGTTGTTGGTTCTGCCGTATTCGATCGTCTTCTGACTTCCGAAGCAATCCTGGACCGCATCCAGTACACTTCAGCTGACAGCATCGACACAGACGTGCTTGCACGTTACTTCGGTCTTGAGCGTGGAATCCGCGTTGCCGAAGGTCGTCAACTGGCTGCTGATGGTTCACTGACACCTGTGTTCCCTGAGAACGCTGTCTGCTTGTTCTACAGCCCACTTGGTGCTTCTGACTCCGTTATGCCTGCCGGTGGCGCTTCTGCTGCTACTCCTGCATTCGCATACACCTACCAGCTGACAGGCACACCTGCTGTGCGCCCTGAGTACTACATCCGCGAACGTCGCGTTGTGCGTGCTGAGATCACTGTCGAGCGTGCTGTGAACATCACAGGTCTTGGCGCTACTGGATCATTCGGTTCTGGTTTCTTTGTGGCTGACGTATTCGCTTGATCATAAGCTTATACTAACCTTTCGGAGAATTCTCAATGCCAGTTATCGTACCTATTCCAAAGTCCGCGTTTATCGTCACCGTGAACAACATGGAGACGATTTGGACTACTTTCTCGGGTATCGTTGACACGGCTGAGTCTGGACAATACGCCAATGGAACAGGGAACCGCATCTATAAAGTTGTGGGTCCCCGTGCTATTGACGACGTAACTCTCTCAGCTCCATACGATCCCGCATTTGCACATACTATCGAGCAAATTTGGTCAGATTACAACTGCGAATTTCTTACCATCACGATTCAACCTACAACATGTAATGGTGACGACTCTAACAACACTCCATATATCCTCTACGGTTGTCAGCTTCAACAGCTGACCGTGGGAGAAATGGATCGTGAGTCAGGCGACGTTGGAACGATCGAACTCGTGTTTACAGTCAACGACTGGAACTATGGTTAAGTTTTATTAACTTAATCCCTATTCATATAACGTTTATTTATAACCCCGTCAGTTTACTGGTGGGGTTTTTTATTATTATAGTCAAAACAACGCAACCTTATGACTTTAC